CGAGCACCATGCGACCCTCTTCGAGAGCACCATAGTAACCAATCCGCTGCTGCCTAATGGAGAACTGATCGTCCGCCACCAAGTTGAAATCAGAGCCAGTCTCTGAATCCACTGCCACGGCACGAACGAGCGCGTCGCGGGTACGATCCAAACCAACTATAATTTCCTCTGTGGCTAAGAATTCACTCGAGGCAGTTCCACCGACTGAACCAAATGGCTTGTAGTCAGTAGTTCCCGCTACTGTATCAAATACAGTATTGAATCTCTTACCCACACCAAGCTCCAGAATCTCCATGATATTAACACCGAAAAACTCGGTAATACCACTATTCTTCCAAACCTCGTTACGAACTGCATCCGTAGCAGGAACAGATGTAGAAGTAGTTTGGTTTGCACCAGTACCTGAAACAGTCGTTGCTCCATTCCTCGTATTCATCGGCTGATAAGCGATAGCGCGAATTTGCTCTACCACCTCCGGCGAAACCAGAAGATCTGACAACCCGTGACGAGCGCCACTGGCAGTGCCACCGACCCAAGAACTATTAACTCTCTTGGCTTTAGTAAGCAGCTTGTTTAGATCATCCATCTGGAAAACGCCCGAATTGTACGTCCTGAAAACGTTGCGATTTTCAGCTGTCCAAGCGTTTTTACCGTTTGTAGCCTCAGCGAGAGCTGTCATCAACAAGTTAGAGGAAGTCCTCTCCTGTTTCAACAGAATCTCTTGGGCGACACGTGTGAATGTTTTACCAATCACGTCCAACCGTGAGCGAGAAGCGTACTTCCGATCGAAAGCAATAGCGCTATCGAGCGTATAGGTCGTAAACTTCAACTCAGAAGCAGTTGGTTGAATGGTATTGGTGGGGAGACCCCCAGCCACCGATTGACTATAAACCTGCAAATAATCCTCATCGAAAATGTCATAATACAGATCCAATGGGAGTGAAGGGTTATCGTCAGCGTTATACTGAAGCGGCGTAAACAGGTTGCTGATTGTGGGAGCGTTATTGATAACCTCCGACACAACCGGACCAATAAACTCCGCTAGGGCAACCTGCGCACTATAGGCAGTATCTCTATTCTTCGACCCCATCGCCTGAATTAGTTCCACTTGATCGGGTGTTCTTTTTAATGTAATTTTCATTATATTATAATTCCTTTACGTTAGTCTATTAATTGCCATGAGCCTGCCATGAAGCAGCGGCATCGATTGCAACCATTGCATAACCTGCCGTACCTGTACCAGCGAAATAGTCCGCCTGACCGTTTTGAGAGGTTCTTTCTCCTGTAGCGACGATATGTCCCACCACCCGATAAGCGGGAGCATTGGGAGAATCCACCTCCTCTGGAGTCTTACCCACCATTTTCCCAGCATTACCCGCAGCACTGTCGATGACAGCCAAGTTGCCGGGAACGGTTGTAGTGTTGTTTCCAAAAGCAGAGAAGGTCGATGTCGCACCGCCTGCCGCAAAGGTAAATAAACCTTTAGTTGCGACTGGAACGGCTTGACCGCTCAGGACCGCTTGTAACTCGTCTTTCTTAACCGGATTGTAGAGCAGCTTTTCGCCGTTCTCATCATTGCTGATGGTCTGGTTAAGAGTAACGCCTAATACCGGAACTCCGGTTGTAGCTGCGCCAACTCGCAAAGGAGTTTGAGGGTATTTATCGGCTCCCAAGAAAGGATAATCCGTTTTCCCAAGGTAGCTAGAGGAAGATGCGAACTCAATTACATCTTTACTTATGCTGCCCCCGGGTACACCCCCATCTGTAAACACCTTTACGATGACACCCGCACTACCATGTCCGTCAGTTGATGGATTATCATCAACAGTCTGATTGGCGAACATATTGATCACATTGTGATCGCTATATTGCCTGAATGGGAATAATCTTAATGCCATAATATTTTAATATGTTACTGAAACTGTTTCGGGGTTGAAAGCCTTGACGAACTTATCCCGTAGGGAGTCTTCCTTCGAAGAGGCTTCGTTGTTGTTAACGATCACGGGCTCAGCGGGAACTTCAACGTTCTCCACCAAATCCTCTACCGTTGTTTCCTCCTTGACCGTGGCTTTCGCCTGATCAAGATCGGCCAATCGCTTCTGGAGCTCTTCCTCTAGCTTTGTCTGGAAAACAGTTTCCTGCTCTTCCTTGTAAGCTTTGCTTTTATGCTTGAGGATAACCTCTAGTTTTTGCTGATAGCTTTCAAAAGCAGCCTCAGAAGAATCAAGTACAACCACTTCCTTAGCGAGAACAACGCGGTCGCTGTCCTCTAGGTCGTATGTTGAATCGATTGTTTCCATTCTGCTATTGAACAACTCTTCTGCTTTCGCAGCCGCGATAGAACCCTCAAGGGAAGAGATTTTCTCTTGAGCCTCGTCGAGTTGCTTTCTAAAATCCTCGATATTGGCCGTGGCTTCTTTAGCTCGGGTTATCGCATCCGCCTTCTCATTGTCGGCGGCCTCTTTCTCTAGCTTCCACTCAGCATCCTTCTCACGGATTTTATCCATAATGACGGTTGCCATGCTTGCCACAGACTCTTGCGAAAACTCGGACTTTTTGCCTAACCTTGAATCAAGAATCCTTTCGAACTCTGTAGTTAATTCTTTTGTGTCCATAGTTTTAAAACTCTTATCATTTTTTACATTAAATTCTTCGTTTTGGGAAATTTTTAAAATATTATTTTTAATTTTTTCCTCGAAATTAGCCACTGTTTCGGGGTCCTCAGCGTCCTCAGCCATTTCTAGAGCCCCATTCTCTTTAACGGTAACGCCTTGTACATCTGCGGCCGGTTTGGTGGTAAAGCCAATGCCCAAGGGAAAAACCTCCCCTGCTACTAAACGATAAACAGGTGTTCCATCTTCCATTGCGCCCCCTCCGTCAAAGGCTTTCAGGTATTTTTCAAATTCTTTGATTTTAACGGGATCTGTAATAATTTCCGCTTCGTTTAGGTTCTGAGAGCCAACCGCAATACTATATTCGTTAAAGCCAAGCTCCCAGCTCGCTGCTATTTTATTGTAATTTGGATCTCCCGGATCGCTGGCCTTTAACAACAAATCTGCAAACTCTGGGTGAACGGTCTTATAGATGACCGCTGCCAACGAAATATAAAAAGGATCCGTTTTACCCTCAAGCCTATCTGTGTTTAAGATTTTTTCATTATCCATATCAGTAAACGCAGCATTTACTATATGGCCCACCACTTTTTGTTTTTTGTGTTCGATATTAGTGGGCTTGTGAACGAAATAATCGATCAAGCTTTTCGCTGTAGTAGAATCAATCCCATCTCCGTTTCTATTGAATCGATTAACAATAGCGGCATTAAAGGCGGCTCCAATCAAATCAATATTACGATCTAAATCAATACCTTTAGGGATCAAGGGCTTCAGGTTCTCCAACGAAGCCACACTAATACTTAAATCATTTTCTAAATCATCTGTAGCAAAAACCTCAAAATCAAACTGGGTTTTAAACTTATAGGGTTCACTCATACTGTGTATGTTACACTTTTTTAATCTTTTGGTGAATTTTTACTGCTATGATATAAAATAGCTGACGCATATTCATCCAACAAATGCTCTACGCTGATATCTGCTACCTTCGCTAACGTTTTCAGTTCCAATAGTTTTTTATTGTCTTTCAGGCAGTTTACAGCTGTTTTTTTCCAATTTGGTCTTTCGCAAGCAGAAACTACGAGCTCGCAAATTTTCTCTAAAACGTCCTTTTGGGTTTTATTCAAACGCTTCTTATCGAAAACTTTTTTAGCTTCCACGGTAATATCTGAGTGAAGTTTTGCCGTTGCGTCGATAACCTCCTTGATAGCATCTATTGAATATGTGACCTTAGCATTAGTTTTAGAACCTAAAGGACGACCGGGAGCCTTAGGTGTTTTGCTGGTTTTATCCAACATCTTCATGCTCTCAGGATGTTTAATCTCCTCAAGCTTTACCTCGCCGGGCTCCTCAAAAACAGGAACCCCACCCACCATAGGATTATACCAACCCTTTTTTCTATCCTCCAAGAATTTTTCTTGAGCACTTTCAAGTTCTCGTTCTGAAGGGAAAACCCCAGTGTCAATAACCTTCATTCCTTCCTCAGGAGGCAAAATACCGAGCTCCATCATGCGCGTAATTACACGCTGCACTTGGTTTTCATCCTTCATGTCAATATCTTGAACCTTGGCTGTAGGCGCACTCCTAAAACCAAAATTCTTACATATTTGATTAATCTCAGGCTGAAGGAATTCATTCAAAAAAGCTTCGCGTGATTCACGCAATCTCTGCAAAAACAACTGTGCCTTGATAGTGGCATTAGCAAATTTCTCTTCACCTAGTATAACATTTTGAAGGCCCTCTTTGATATCTCTATTGACAACATCATATTTTGATGGCCCAATAACCTTTTCAAGGTCTGGGATGATAAACTCTGCTTTGGTGGTATAGTCGCTCACTAGCACACGGCCCACACTCTGGTTGGTGAATAAAGACTGCATCGCTTGCAGGTTACGCGGGTTAATTCCTCCCTTGTCCGGAGTGGTCCCCATTGTGATCATCAAAACAACATTTTCTACGGTACGGCAAATAGCTTGGTCAATTTTTTTCATTTCAAGCTTAAAGTTTATGTCATCCAAGACAGCAAAACCAAAAGGTACCCCAAAGGGCTCATAATCTTGTTTTTTGTAAAAAGAGTACCTCAGTTTGGTAGGGTCTAAATCAACGCTGATGCCCGTTGTCGTCCACGCGTCTTGTTTAATTCTCTTTTTGATATTGGGCGCAAGGGCCTCATAAAGTTCACGGTCTGCATCGTTTTTAGGGTTTTTCAACCTTTCTATCTCGTACTCGCTCAAAACTTTAGCAAAAAAACGAACGTCGAAGGAAGTGGCTCGTTTGGCAACCACATCATAAGGATTCAACAAAATATACTTAACAGGAATTTTATTGGTTTCAGTCATAAGGCCGAGATTTCTAATCTTGGCAAACTCATCCGCCTTAAACTTGCCCTCTACTGCGTACAAGAAAATATTACCACTCCGATAATACTCCCTAAAAAACTGATCCTTCAGATGCCAAATACCAATTTTTTTAAACCATGACTTAATAAAACGCCGAGATTTTTCGCTCCCCCCTTCCAAATAAACAGGAGAATTGGCAAAATCAGCCATCATGTCAATAGAATTTCTAAAAATAGCCACGTTGACATAGGCCTTCT